CGCCATCCGACAACTGCGGTCGCATGAAGGCAACTTGTATTTCCGGGTGATTCGCCCTGAATGCTTTCGATAGATAAGCCTGAGCTTCATTGAATTCGAGCACATATTCATCATCCCCCCACCTTTTCAGGCGGTAGAATGTCAAATCTCCCGCGAAACTGAGCTTCATGTCATCACGAAGCCCATCAATCGCCCGGCGAAGGTCGCGGACGGTGAAATCGGTCATTGCTAATTCTCCTCTGGCCGGCGCAGCCTGAGCACTGCCCTTTCGCCGCGTGCAGCAAAGTATGGCCTGATGCCGTCCGTATCTCCAAAGCCGCATTTCATGCGATAGTGTCGAGACCATGTCCAATCGCTACGCCTTCGATCTCTTGTTCCGACACAGCAACGAAGCTGCGATCGGTACGCGCCGTGCGCTCAAGAAGCCGATTGCCGAAGCACGGAAAAGCTTCGGATTTCTGGGCACTCATTTTCAGTCAATCGAGCGCGAATCCATCAGCCTATCACGAAATGTTCGACTCGCACTAACCGCGCGATTTATTAATCATCAATTCTCTCAATTGCTTCTTATTGAGCGTGCCTTTCTACTAGATGCATTTAATTGCGCTCGGGTTGCCTTAGAGACGACCGCATTTTATTGGCTAGTTCTGAAAGATCCTGCCGCCGCAGCCTATTATGACGGTGAACGAAGCCTGAAGCCCATCGATGTTCGTAAGAGATTGGAAGCTCTCGGCGTTGATATAGCGCCGCTGCGAGATCTGTATAGTTTTCAAAGTGAGGTGGCACATGTCGGAAACAAAACCGACGGGTTGCAGATCGCCTGGGAAAAGGGAGCGAATGGCCGTCTTTTGGTAGGCGGCGGCGGCGATGCGAGTGTGCAAGAAGCATTGCTCGCCGGAATGGTCAAATCGGTTTTTCGCTTCGTAAAGCACGATGAAGCTTATATTGTCCCAGATATTGATGTCGAGTTGCCTGATACGTGAGCGTCGCCAGATTTATATTTTGAGTTTAAAGCGCTGTGGGGGTACCTCAGAGCCGTAGAACATTTTGATGGACTCTAGTCGATAAATCGAGGCTCTATCCGATGACTCGAATGGAGCCCGCCCGAATGTCCGACCAGATCATCGCACCGCTCTTCGTCCAGCCCCCCGGCCCCCGGTACACGGTGGCGGAGGCGGCGAAGCTGATCGCGCGTCCGGGCGTGTCGCCCGAAACCACCGCCAGCCAGATCCGCCGCTTCGCGCAACATCGGTGGGTACATGTCGCAGGGCAGCGCGGGTCGGGACCGACTGCCGCGAACCTCTTCTCTCCCGTCGATGTTGCCGCAGCAGCCGCTCTTTCGGCCGTGGTGGATCTGGGAATCGAAGATCGCACGGTCATGGCGGCGGCAGGGATGGCGCTCTACTCGTGGAGCGGGTGGGTTGGCGGCAAGCAAGAGCAGCGCCCCGGCAACCCCATCGCAAATGCGCTGGTCGCAGCCAGTCGGATGCAAGACTGGATTCTCGACATCCGCGTCTTCCGCGGCGACCAGACCGGAGCGCGCCATGTGTGGGGCTGGTGCTACGACCCGGATGAACCGCCAGCCTTCCGCCACGAACCGAGCGACGAATCGCTGCCCATCGGCGGCCATCAACTCATGCTGCTGCCGCTGCTGCTGCCCGTCTATCGGCGAATGACGGCTGCCAACGCTGGCCATTGACCGATGGCCTGGCCTTTCGCCCTGGTCAAACGCGCCTTCAGCCCCTTGCGGCGGCGTAGCCTTGAGGCTGCGTCGCCGCGTCGCCCCTGGGGCGCCCCGCTACTCGACGGCTTCGGGCATGCGAGCGTTGATGCGGGCGCGCATGCGGTACGGCGAAAGGCGCAGCACGCCGCAGTGAACAACCCGCACGCGGCGTCAGGCGTCGCGGCCTGGATCACAGCGGCGATCGGCGCCGGCATCACCCCGGCAACCTCCGTGGCTGCGGAAGTCGCGCGCGCCGCCATCGGGAGCGGCTTCGATCAGTGGTGCCCACGTGCCGGCCTCGACGGAAACGACTTCTTCGCCCTGCAATCCGAGGTGATGCGCGCGCTTGTCGTCGACGGCGAAGCCTTCCTGCATCTGGCGGCCGAGCCCGGCGGCCTCACGCTCCGCCAGATACCCGCCGATGCTGTCGACATGGCGCTGTCCCGCGAACTGGGCGGCAATGCCCGGATCATCAACGGCGTTGAGTTCGATTCCGCCGGCCGGCGCGCCGCATACCATGTGCGTCCGGATCTTGGCTTCTCCTCCTTCGTCAGTGTCGCCCCGCCGATCCGCGTGCCCGCGGTCGACATGCTGCACGTCTTCAAGCCGCTCTTCCCTGGGCAGATTCGCGGCGTGTCCTGGCTCGCGCCAGTCCTCCTCCTCCTCGGGGAACTGGATCAGTTGGAAGATGCGCTTCTCGTCGCCGCGAAAGTCTCGGCGATGATGATGGGCTTCTTGACGGACCAGAACGGCACAGGCCCGAACCCCTTCGGCGGCGACGGGCAGCAGACCGGCAGCGTTCTTACGGGCGGCATGGAGCCGGGAACCCTCAAGGTTCTGCCGTCCGGGTGGGATATCAAGCTTTCCACACCGCAGCAGATGGCCACGGCGATGGACCTGGCGAAGCATCAGCTTCGCGCCGTCGCGGCCGGCTTGGGTGTGCCGGAACACCTTCTGACCGGAGATCTGAGCGGAGCGAACTACAGCAGCTTGCGGGCTGGCCTGGTGGCGTTTCGGCAGCGCGTGGAACAAGTTCAGCACCACATTCTGGTGCCGCAATTGCTGCGCCCGGTCTGGCGGCGCTGGCTGACCCTCGAAATCCTTGCCGGCCGCATCGACGCCCCGAACTTCGAAGCCGATCCAGCGTCCTGGCTTGGCGTCGAGTGGTATCCGCCACCCATGCCATGGGTGGACCCGGCCAAGGATTCACTCGCGGAGGAGATCGCCATCCGCGCCGGCCTTAAGAGCCGGCGGCAGGCTGTCGCAGAGCGCGGATACAGCGTCGAAGCCTTGGACGCCGAAATTGCGGCCGATCGCGCCCGCGAAGCCCGTCTCGGCCTCTCCTTCGGCCAGCCCCCGCAACCGCAACAGCCTGCGCAGCCGCCTCGAAGCGGTCAGGAGGACGCATGACAACGGAGATGCTGACACGGCGGGCTGCGACGTTCCGCCCAAGGACCTTCGACGAAGCCGGTCGCACGGTCGAAGTTGTTTTCTCGACCGGCGCTCCCGTGACCCGGCACGACGCGAAGGGCGCTTACCGCGAGGTGCTGAGCCTCGATTCCGGTCATGTCGATCTATCCGGCATGGCGGGCGCGCCAGTTCTCAACGCCCATGCTCAGGGCGCGCTTGGCGCTGTGCTGGGCGTGATTGAGCGCGCCTGGATTGAAGCCGGCGAAGGCCGCGCGCTTCTGCGCCTGTCGGCCCGACCGGACGTGGCGCCGCTGATCGGCGATATCCGCGACGGCATCATCCGGTCCGTCAGTGTCGGTTACTCCGTTCAGGAGTGGCGCGAGACCGCCGATCGCCAAACCGGCCAGCGCACCCGAACCGCCGTCCGTTGGCGCCCCGCCGAAATCAGCTTCGTCCCTGTGCCTGCTGACGCGGGCGCGCATGTGAGGAGTCACAACATGCCCGATACCAATATCGAATCCGCCGCGCGTGGTGGTGCCGCGCGGCCGGCGGAGGCGCAAGCCTCCTTGCCGGGGGCGGCGGCGGGGTCTTCCTCCTTCTCCCCCGCCGCCGCCCAGGACAATCGCGGCGCGATCAACGGCCAGATCCGCAGCTTGGCCGGGACGCTGAATCTCGGCTCCGTCTGGGCGGACTCGCAGATCGATGCCGGCGCAACTGTCGAAGCCGCCCGCGGCGCGGCGCTGGACGCCATGATGCAGCGGCAGCAGCAGATTCCCGCGCGGCAGATCGGCGATTCGAACGATGACCCCGGCGTCATCCGCCTTCGCATGGAGGGTGCGCTGGCGCACCGCCTGAATGCGTCGATCGCTCTCCCCGATGACGCGCGCCAATTCGCCGGCCTCGGCCTTGCCGACATGGCGCGTGGCCTGCTCTCGGCCCGAGGCGAGGCGGGCCTGGCATTCCTGGGCCGCGAAACGCTGTTGACGCGCGCTGTCGGGACCGGCGATCTGCCAATCCTGCTGACAGGCACCGGCAACCGGGTATTGCAGGCGGCCTATCAGGCGGCGCCCAATCCGCTGCGCCGCCTGGCCCGGCAGGTGACGGCGACTGATTTCCGGACCCGCAGCACCGTCCGCTTCGGCGAGTTCGGGAAGCTGCAGCGCGTCGCCGAGCATGGGGAGCTTCAGCGGCTCGGCACCGCCGAACTGGCCGAAGCCTTCGCGCTCGACACCTACGGCGGCACCTTCGCCCTGACCCGTCAGGCCATCATCAACGATGACCTTGGCGCGTTCGCCAGGGTGACGGGCCAGATGGGCCTTGCCGCAGCGGAGACGGAAGCGGATCTGCTGGTCAAGCTGCTGACGCAGGGCAGCGGCCTCGGCCCGAACATGAGCGACGGCCAACGCCTCTTCAACGCCGCGCATGGCAACGTCTCCGGGACAGGCGCCGTCATCAGCGAGACGACCCTGGACGCCGCCCGGCAGGCGATGCGCGGTCAGAAGGGCCTGGACGGCAAGACGCCAATCAACGCCACGCCCGCCTTCCTGCTGGTCAGCCCGGCCAGGGAGACGGCGGCCGAGAAGCTGCTAACCGCTATCCAGGCGGCAACCACCAGCGACGTGAATCCCTTCGGCGGCCGGCTTCAGCTTCTCGTGGAGCCGCGCCTGACCGGCAATCGTTGGTACGTCTTCGCCAATCCCGAGACGCTGGCCGTCCTGGAATACGCCTACCTGGCGGGCGCGCCGGGGCCGCAGATGGATTCGCGGCAGGGCTGGGATGTCCTTGGCGTCGAGTTCCGGGTCTATCTGGATTTCGGCTGCGGTGCCGTCGATTGGCGCGGCGCCTACACGAACGCTGGCGGCTGACGTGGCCAGCGTTGGCGACCTGACCCAATGGCGGGATGCGCTCCTCGCCGCACGCCTCAACGGCATGCGGCGGGTTCGCGACGCCAACGGCGAGGAGATCGAATACCGCTCCGATGCGGAGTTGGCGCGCGCCATCGCGGCGGCGGACGCGCTGATCGCTGCCGCCAGCAAGCCGCCCATCACCACAATCCGTTTTCACACCAGCAAGGGACTCTGACCCATGCAGAACTTCGTTCAGGCCGGTGACAACATCACGGTCGATGCCGCCCCCTATGCCCTGGCCTCCGGTGACGGCTGCCTGGTGGGCGCCGCGCTCTTTGGCGTCGCCACCGGGCCGGCGGACTCGGGTGCGGAAGTGATTCTGGCCACCCGAGGCGTCTTCGACGTGAAGAAGGCAACGGGCCTGGTCACGGCCGGCGCTCTGCTGTTCTGGGACAACACCGCGAAGAAGCTCACGACCGAAGACGAAGACGGCACCGTCATCGTGGGCGTGGCCGTCGCCGGGGCCGCCAGCGACGCCCTTACCGCCCGTGTAAAGCTCTCTGGGGTGCATGCCTTGCCCGTAGCGATCTTGGGAGAGCCGGCATGAGCCGAGAGCCTTATCCGGGCTGGCTGGAAGCCCCCAAGCCGCCTGAGACCCGCTTTGGCATCGCGTACGCCTGCCCCGGCTGCTGCCGCGTCCATCGGCATCA